ATTTGTCACAGAGATTCTAATTGTAATGGTAATCACCAATCGTATTGTATTGTCGTTCCTAATGACTAACTGTATATTTGTTTTAGTTTTATGCTTAAACTTATATACATTGACGATAATGATTGTAGTGAATAATCGTCGATCAAAATAATTTTATAATCGCTTGCTTACTCACCTTATACCGTATATAATTAATAGGTGAGTCAGTACGCTGCCTAAATAGGGGAGGCAATATGTGAGCCAAAAGATATTGAGTTTATACACTCGAATAACTAAAGACGGTAAACTATGGCAGATAACTTTTGCTTATGGTAGTAAACATAATATTAAAGTTACTGCTAGGGATCTACATGGAAGGGTTACTTTATCGGCTCCTTGTCATAGTAAAGAAATACTCGATTTATTTCCTATTGAATATTGGCCCGCATTTGCAGTTCCTCTCGCTAATCCTAGTGAGAGTTCTAATGGACAGGAAAGGCTATTCTAATGACCGAGGTTATTGCTGCTAACAAGGCTCTTTCTAGCATTGCTAGTCTGAAGGCGGGTAATGGTGTTTATTCAACCATTACTGGTCAGGATTTCGACAGTAAGAAGGCTGTTCTTAACGCTCTTACTAACGCTACTCCTGTTGCCGATTCTCTCGGAACTGTTATCAATCTCGTTAACATTGTCGCTCAGGCGGTTACTGTTAACGACGCTGCTACTGGCGATGAGGTTGACGCGGTTCGCGTTATTCTTATTGATGCTGATGGAGCTGCTTATGCAGCGGTTTCCGATGGTATCATGGGTTCTCTTCGTGATATCTTCGCTGTTCTTGGTGAGCCTTCTACTTGGAGTGCTCCTCTTCCAGTTACTGTCACTGAGAACAAGGGTTCTATCGCGGGGCGTAAGTACTTTAAGATCGTTCTCGCGTAGTTAATTTAAATCGGGTTCTATTAAATTCCTCCCCTGATCGCCCGATTTAATTGTAGGTAAAGATAGAATACAATAGCCTACTTCTAACCCCTGTTGTATGGAGAAGCATGAGCGATATTGATAAGGAAATAGCTAAAGCTAAAAGAAACGCTCAAGCTAAAATGGCTAGAATTAAAAAATCACAAAGATATGATATTGCTAGTTCTACGAATAACCCCATTCGTAGTGATATTGATTCTATGACTAGCAGACAAAAACAATCATATTTAAGACAACTAAAGAAATTTAATGATCGTTCCACTAAGTTTTATGTTGATGCTAGTGGTCGCCCTTTATCTAGCAGACAATGGGAACGTTATAAACAAGCTGAGGCTAGAGCTAATGCTTTTGTTAGGGCTGACATAAAGAAATATGCTAAATTGTACGGTCCTGAAGGTAATAAGGGTATGACTTTAGGTGAACGTATGGCTATTATGAGACCTAAAGCCGGTAAACTTATGGTTAATCCTTCAGGTAGTAGTATGCATGAGATAGAACGTAAGCCAACAGCGGTTACTGGTGATAAATCTGTTGCTAAACTAATTAAATCTCAGATAGATAAAGCCAATCCTGCTAAACAAGTTAAAAAGCTTCGTACTGGCCGTAAACAACTTGAAGAAATGGCTACTGCTTTTGGTGATACGGCTATGGTTGATCTAGCTAGAGAATTAACCGATGAACAATTTAAAGTTCTTTGGAATTATACAGATTTCGCTACTGCCGTTTCTCTTGAATACTCTGTCTATATGCAATCGCTTGTTGATGAGAAATCTTTTCATGCGGGTGCTATGGAAAATGCTAATAGGAAGGCACATGAGTATCTTGAGTGGGCTAGTCAAATCTAGAAAACTATATAGTGGAGATTTTGAAACAACTACTGATCCTAATGATTGTCGCGTTTGGCTTTGGGCATTAGCAGATATTGAAACTGACAGTGTTTCTTATGGTAACAACATTCAATCATTTTGTAAATATCTTGCGGATAAAGAAGCATATGTCTGGTTTCATAATCTTGCATTTGATGGTAGCTTTATTATTGACCATTTATTGCGTAGTGGATATGAACACGTTAAAGATAATCCATTGCCTAGACAATTTAGTACAACTATTAGTGCAATGGGCAAGTTTTATAGTATTGTCATTCATTGGAAGCGTAATTGTAAAACTGAATTACGTGATTCACTAAAGAAATTACCGATGTCAGTAGGAATGGTGTCTAAGGCATTTAATCTGAGTGAACTTAAGGGTTCTATTGATTATGATGCCCCTAGGCATGTTGGGTATGAGCCTAATGATGTTGAAATTGAGTACATTAAGAATGACGTACTTATTGTATCAAAGGCTATTAGGCATCAATTAGATAGTGGTCTTACAGGTCTTACTGTTGGTGCTGATGCGCTAAATGAATACAAAACTATTATAGGTAAAGAGAATTTTACTAGGCTTTTTCCCATCCTTCCTATGGATGTTGATAGAGAAATACGTAAAGCATATCGCGGTGGCTTTACTTATGCTAATCCTAAATTCAGTAAAAGAAAAGTGGGTAAAGGTAGTGTTTACGATGTTAATTCTCTTTATCCCGCTATTATGTATGATAAGTTGCTTCCATATGGTGAACCTATTTGGTTGGAAGAGCGACCACAATGGAAATATAATTACCCGCTATGGATAGCATCAATTACAATTACAGCTAAATTAAAACCTAATATGATTCCCTGTATTCAAATTAAAGGTAGCAATATTTTTAGTTCTACTGAATACCAAACTAATATTGATGAACCTGTTACTCTAGGTTGTACTAATGTTGATTGGGAATTATGGAATGAGCATTATGATATTGAAGTTCACGAATACGGCGGCACATTCTATTTTGAAGCGTTACATGGATTATTTACTGACTATATTGATAAATGGTCTGCTATCAAAGTTGATTCAACGGGTGGAATGCGGACTATTGCTAAACTCCAACTAAATAGTTTGTATGGCAAGTTTGCTACAAACCCTAATGTTACACCTAAAATACCCATTCTAGAAGATGATAAAGTCAGGCTTATTATGGGTGATCCTGACGAAAGAAGTCCTGTTTATACTGCTATGGGTGTCTTTATTACATCATACGCTCGTACTTATACTATTCAAGCTGCTCAGGCGCATTATAATAGATTTGCTTACGCTGATACTGATTCACTTCACTTAATTGGTTGGGATGATGTTGATTTAGATATTCATCCTACTAAAATGGGTGCTTGGAAACATGAGTACGATTTTACTGAAGCTTATTTTCTTAGAGCTAAAGCATATAGTGAAAAGATACGGCTAAAAGTAGTTAAAAATCGTATGACTGGTGGAAACATAGAAACACATATTGCTGGTTTACCTAAAGATGCTGCTAAGCAAGTTAAGTTTGAGGATTATGAAACAGGTAGAGTATTTGGTGGTAAATTATCACCTGTTCGTGTTCCTGGTGGAATTGTTCTAGTGGATATTGGGTTTACTCTTAAGAAGGAGAAATAAATGTTTGATACTCTTTTTACTCCGGCCGTATTTCCGGGCACGGAAAGCAAAACGGATATTATTACTGAAGCTAAGACTATTCGTCAAGCAAATACAATTGAATCTATTATTCGTACTCGTCGCATTAGTCGAGGTGATAATAGTGAGCGTATTCTTCCTCCATTTGGCTATGGGAATGTGTGGAATGGATGCTAACTAAAAAGTGTGGCCCTCATTGTGGTATTAAAGATGGTTATGAGGGTCATTGTGAATGTAGAATGTGTCACGGTACTAAACCTAAACTACGTAGGAAGATGTATTTAGCTTCCACTTATGGAAAGAGCAATAATGGCCGCTAAGTCTCCAGACGCTTTGCAGAGTGTTGTTTCTGCTAAGCTGCCTGATGATTTGCTTATTTTCGTTGAGGATTTCCGTTGGACTAATCGACTTACTCGTTCTCAGATTGTTCTTGAAGCGGTTAGGGATTGGGCTATTAAAAAGGGTTTTCCTGCTGAGGATCCTATTGAGGATTCTCCCACAGACGGGGGAAACTAGATATTTACATTGAATTAGTTAGGATACTCGTGGCTGATACCCGCCTAGCTAATAGTGTTCGGTAGTGCGAACCTCTGTAAGTAGATGGTGAATCCCCTAATAAGGCGGGTACGGGTCTTGTCTATTCACTCTAATGAGAGTAGAATTGACGGTAATAAGACCCGTACCCGCCGTTTTAATATCTTTTCCAATAAGAAGGTGAGTAGTAATGGGAAAATTTCATGAAATGGTAAATGGAATGAAAGAGTCTATTGAGGAAGGAACAGATGCGTCCATTTACGATGATTTAACGGCGGAATACGATAGTACATTTGAAAGTTACACAGAAAGTGTACGTGAGCGAGACGAAAGAATCGCAGCACTTGAGAGTAAAGTTGGTGCTCTTAAGTCGCAGAATTTCGATCTTCTTATGAAGGTTGATACCGGGAACAATAGCCCAGAGGATCAAACTACTGAGGTCGAAACTGAGCCAACTATTGACACCCTATTTATCAAGAAGAAAAGGTAGAGTTTAATGGTTGCAGATGCTTTCGTTCTTAGGGACGATCTTCCGAATACGGAAATTCTGGATGCTATTCGTGGTGCTAGTAGCACGGATTACCAGACTCGTATTCCGTCGGCTGATAAGGCTGGTCTTCGTGACACGATTCAGGCTCTTATGGATCCTGCTAATCGTCGTTGGAAGAACGAGTTTATTGATGGACTCGTTAACCGTATTGGTTTGACTATTGCTCGTAGCAATTCCTGGACTAATCCTCTTGCTCCTTTTAAGCGTGGTTTGCTTCAGTGGGGTAGTACTATTGAGGAAATTCAGGTTGGTCTTCTTCGCGCTCACACTTATGATCCTGATGTGGATTATATGGAAAAGACGCTTTTTGGTCGTGAGACTCCTGAGGTTCAGGCTAACTTCCATACTGTTAATCGTCAGGACTTTTACAAGGTTACGGTTAATGAAGCACTTCTTTCGCGTGCTTTCCTTGATCCTAATGGTCTTGTTGGTTTCGTTAATCAGCTTATGGAATCTCCTTCTACTAGCGATCAGCTCGATGAATTTCTTCTTACTTGTAGTCTTTTCTCCGAGTATGAAGCTAATGGTGGTTTTCATCATGTGCGTATTCCTGATGTTTCTGACTTTGATTCTTCTCCTGAAGATGCTAAGTTGGCTCTTCGTAAGATGCGCGCTATGGCTGATAATCTGAAGTTCCTTTCTACTAAGTATAATGCGGCACATATGCCGATGTTTGCTAAGGCTGAGGATCTTTGTCTTTTTGTTACTCCTGAGTTTAATGCCGCTATTGATGTCGAGGCTCTTGCTGGTGCCTTTAACATTGATAAGGCTTCGATGCACGGTCGAGTTATTCCTATTCCTAGTGATCAGTTTGCGATTAATGGCTGCCAGGCTATTATGACTACTGAAGAATTCTTTGTTATTGCTGATCAGAAGTTTGAGTCTACTTCACAGTGGAATCCGGCTAATCTTCACAATAACTATTTCCTTCATCACTGGGAGGTTGTTTCGTGTAGTCGTTTTGTTCCGGCTATCATGTTTACTACCGAACAGGATGATGAGGTTATTACCGTTTACACTGGTCCTACTGGTGTTTCTGCTATTGAGATTCTTCCTGATGGGGAGGGTAACGTGCCTGCTGGTATTTTCCACGGCGGCGTTCTTGCTCTCGCTGCTAGTGTTTCTCCTGCTGGTGCCGATACGGGTCTTCGTTGGAGTGTCACTGGTGGTGGCCCGGGTACGTTTATTACGCCTACTGGCGTTCTTCACCTTGGCGCTAATGACCCGATTGCTAATGGAGGTACTCTTACTGTTAAGGCTACCACTACTTCTATTGATCCGGATCAGCCCTTTGTTCCGGGTCAGTCTGCTACTCTTGCTGTTACGGTTGAAGATGCTCCTATGGGTATTTGGCCGCAGAGTGGCACCCTTACTGGTCTGACTGTTAATGGCGATAGTGTTGCTGGGTTCACTCCGGCTACTCACACTTACGCTATGAATGTTCCGGCTGGTACTGTCATTGATCCTGATGACATTGTTGTTGAGTCTGTCGATCCGGTTAGTAGTTCTGTTTCCATTGCAGGACCTAACGGTACGGCTCCTCAGTACGTTGTTACTGTGCATACGGAAATTACGCCGGGGGGCGCAACTACGGATTACACTATCAATATTACTGAGGTTTAAGTTAAATAGGGAGGCTAACCTCACAAGGGTTAGCCTCCCTATTTAGCTTTACATAAGGAGTTTAAATGCGTTCACGTAACACGCTTTATGTTCTTTGTATTATTGCAGTAATTCTTTTCATTCTGTTTCTTGTTGGTATTCACGTAAGGGTGGGCTAAGTATGAATGGTATTCAGGCAGGTTATGCACGTCGTATTGTAGCCGTAGTTAAGCAGCGTAAGCTTCCTATTGAGGCAGCTTATTGTGCTGTTGCTACGGCTCTTGTCGAATCTAATCTAACCATGTATGCCAACGGTAATAACCCTGAAAGTCTTAATCTTCCTCACGATGCTGTTAGTTGGGATCATGGAAGTGTAGGTCTTTTTCAGCAGCAGGTTGGCGGTGCTACTAATAGTACTGCTAATTGGGGTACTACCGCTCAGCTTATGAATGTAGAATCTTCTACTAATCGTTTTCTTGATCGACTTGTTGAGCACGATTACAAAAGTAATATGGGTGTTGCTTGTCAACTTGTTCAGGATTCTGCTTTTCCTGATCGTTACACTCAGCGTATGCATGAAGCTGTTACCGATGTAAATGCTATTTGGGGTGGGGTTAATCCCTCTCCTACTCCTGCTAGTAATACTTATACTGTTAGGACTGGTGACACGCTTTCTAGTATTGCTGCTGCTCATCACACTACTTGGCAGGTTCTTCAGAATATTAATCACATTGTGAACCCTAATAAGATTAATGTTGGTCAGGTTTTGCATTTGCCTACCACTAGTGTTAAGACTTATACGGTTAAGCCTGGTGATAATCTTTCTAGTATTGCTGCTACCTACCATACTACTGTTCAGCGATTGAAGGATCTTAATCACATTAGCGATCCTAATTTTATCACTGCCGGTCAGATTCTTAAGTTGGCTTAACGATGACACCTTCCAGCTATCTTACTGATTTGCCAAATGCTTCTAATTTTGGCGAATCTTTTAATTATGCAGTTTGGACACCTAATACACAAATTGAATTGTGTAATGTGCCTTGGACGTCAGATTATAGAGATATTGTTGATTTTGATACCCAGGCTGCTCTTGACGCATATCTTGATACGGTAGCTGGGCCAAAAATTAAAATTGCTAAAATGACTCTTGCTCGCGCAGGAGATCCTGTTCGTATTAATTTACCTTTTAATGCAGCATACACATTTAACTATTTGAGGGTTAATAACGGTACTGATCCGGTAACGGCTAGATATACTGATCCAGATGGTATTGTTCGTAGTGTTACAGATGTTCCCAAAACTCTTTATTACTTTATTCAAGATGTTAGTTATCTTGCTCCCAACACTACTCAGCTTTCTGTTATGTTGGATGTTTGGCAGACTTTTGGACGCGACATTAATTTCGGTAATTGTTATGTTGAGCGAGGCCATATTGGTATCGCTAACAACGTTCAATTCCAGAATCAGGGACGCGATTATTTGACTGTTCCTGAAGCACTTGATATCGGTAATGAGTACAACATTAATGAAACTTATAAGTTTCAAATTCCTGACAATCAAGTTTCTGATGATGCTAATTCAGCTGCTTGGATTGTTATTGGAATTGCTGCTGATGTATCTGCTGATCCTGGTGACACATCTTCTCCAAATCTTAGTACGACAGTTGATTTGGCAAATAGTGACGGAATGCCTAACGGATTTAATCTAATTTACTTTAAGTCTATTGAAGATTTTAAGTGGTTTATTTTTAACTTTACGGCTCAGCCGTGGATTACACAGTCTATTATGTTTATTACTCTAATTCCTCCGTTGCATGAAGTGACAGATGAATTGAGTCTTAGTCCTCAAAGTATTTGGGATACTAACGCAAAAGCTATCGTTACAGATAAAGGTTGGAACGTTGATTCCAACCATACTGTTCGTATTAACCGTAAAATTGCAACATCATTTCGTAACGCTGCTGCGGCATTTGTTCCTGATCGTTATAGGATTCTAAATAAGTTCTATACTTCACCCTATATGTGGATTGAAATGACTACATATAATGGTGCTCCTCTTATGCTCCGTCCTGAGCTTATTCCTAGTGACGATCTTGATGTAGACATTTATCAGCATTCTGCTCCACCTTCTCCTAGGTGGGCTATTGTACCTTCACATTATAATGCTACCGGAACTTCTGGCGATGCTGATGATGGTGAATTTCTTGATTTTGCTACGTACATCACTAATTTTCCTCAGTTCACTGTTCTAAACAATAACTATCTTTCTTATCTTGCGGCTAATAAGAATAGTATTGCTTACGGATATTCTTCTGCTGATTGGTCTCAGCAAAAGGCTTTGCATGGTGCATCTACTGGGTTTGATGTTTCACAAGCTGGAATTTCTAACACTTTGGGTCAGGCTTCTGCTCAAAAGACTCTTAATAATCAAATGACCAATCTTGCAAATATGAATCAGATTTACGATAGTGTTAAAGATGTTGGCAATACTATTGCTGGAGGTAATCCTCTTGCTGCTGGAGCACATGCTTTAACAGCAGGTATGGATGCTGCTGTTGCTGTTTCTAACAATAGTGCAAAGAATAGCTTTCAAAATAACGCTATTAACAATCAGACTTCTAGTTCAATTAGTTACGCAAATATTGCCGCAAATCGTAACTATGATTTTGCTCAGTATGCTGCTAAGGGCGATTACCAAAATAGTATTAATGCTGTTCAAGCTCGTGTTCAAGACGCTAAAATGATTCAGCCTAGTAGTGTTGGTCAAATTGGTGGTGAAAGTCTTATTCCTTCACTGTTTGGTCCATCTCTCGGATCAGGCTACAGTTTTGATATTAAGAATTATGCAGGTTGGCGTATTTACGCAAAAATTAAAATGATTAATCCTGGTTACATGGTTCTTATTGGTGAGTATTGGCTTAGATACGGTTATGCTGTTAATCGTTTTCACACTATGCCTAGTTCACTTAAATGTATGACTAAGTTTACATATTGGAAATTGAAGGAAACTTATATTACTTCTAGTCTTTGTCCTGAAGTTTATAAGCAGACTATTCGTGGAATCTTTGAAAAGGGTGTAACAGTTTGGGTTACTCCTACCGATATTGGAAACATTGATATTGCTTCCAATGAACCAATTGCTGGGATTACCTTATGAGCCGCCGACGGTCAGATAATTATACTGATAGACTAATGGGTGATTTTAAGAACAATCCGAATAAAAACCGTAAAGTTCTTTATGAGCGTATGTATGTTCGAGTGCTTACGGAAATCTGCACTAACCGTTTTAGTTGGATTAATCTTCCTGATGAAATTGATCGGCGGTTTCTAGAGCTAGAACTATTTAGACGCGCTCTTGTTGTTTTCTTTTGGGATGATCAATACGATCGTTATTTTACTTTGCGTGGAAGTGGCGCAGGTAAATGGAATATGTACGATAATCCAGTGTCGTTCAATGTAATTGGCAACACAATGATTAACCGTATGCTTACGGCTGCTGGAAATGGTAAAGAAGGTTGCATTCCTATTTGGGCTAACACTATGCGTACGCCTGATTGGGATATTGTAATGCTTCAGTCTACTAAGTTGGCTGAAATTGAACGTACCATTGAAATTACTTTGCAGCTTATGAGAACACCTTATATTGTCGGTGTTGATGATAACGAACGACTCTCTTTTATTAATATGCTGAGGCAAGTGCAAGAGGGTCAAGTAGCTGTTTATGGTAGTCAGGGACTTGTTGAATCAATTAAAGACAAAATGTCTTTGCTTGATCTTGGCATTGATAAGGAAGTAGTTCTCAATCTCCAAATTGCTAAATCTAAAATTTGGAATGAAACTATGACTCTGCTAGGTATTAACAATGCTAATCAAGAAAAGCGTGAAAGACTTGTTGCCGATGAAGTTTCAGCTAATGATTCTCAAATTATGGCTGTTCGTAATTCATCGCTTAGTGCAAGACAGTATGCTGTTGAGCTAATCAATAAGAAGTATGATCTTAAGGTTGAAGTTGAATGGAATGAGACTGCTCCTATGGGTATGACTGATTCCTTTGAAAACTTGGCTAACGAGTCTGGCGCTTCTCAGGTTATTAGTCCTAAGGCTGGTGAACAATAATGGGAACGTTTACTATTAAGCTTTCTGAGCTTATGAATGAAGATTTTGATTTTGGTCTTACTAATCTAGATTATCCTATCTATGATGAAACTTATCGTGAAAAGCTTAACGATAAGATTCTTAAGCATTATTGGAACTATGAAATTGGACAAGAAACAGAATCCATGTTTCGATTCTCATTGAATCGGAAAATGAATGAAATTATGCCCTGGTATAATCAATTGTATTTGTCTACACAAATTGAAATTGATCCTCTACTCACTATGAAATATAGTGATATTGCACACGCTACTGAAACTCTTACTGGTACATCTACTACTGATGGTACTAATTCAGGTACTACTAATAGTGATACTACTAGTAGAGCTCGCACTGTAAGTTCCGAAACACCTCAGGTATTGCTTTCACCTGATGAAGATTATGCTTCTTCAGCTAATAACTCTGTTTCTGACGCTCAGGTTAACGCAACAAATAGCGGCAACACTACAGAATCTAATAACCGTACTGACGATAGGACTAGCGATAACACTAGAAACCTCTTGGGATTTAATATCCCACCTGCTGATTTGTTACTGAAGTTTCGTGCAACTTTTCTTAACATTGATATGATGGTGATTGATGATTTGCAGAGTCTCTTTATGCAGGTTTGGGATAATGGCGATGAGTATTTCGGATCGGAAGGAATGATGTACGGTGTCTCTCCCTTTGGTTGGTAGGTATTTTGATAGTCCTCTTAGTCAAGTTACACCATTTACTTATCGTGACGGTGAAACTTTTCTTGAGCAGCTTAAGCGACTTCGTTGCTGGGTAGATAATGTTACTGCTGCTCTTGAATCTAATATCGAGCAAGTTGCAGCAGATGATAAAACTGCTAATAACGCTCTTGCTGATGAGCTTAATGGTCTGCTTACTGCTTTCACTAATAAGTGGGAAAGTGAACTTCTTGCTCTTGAAGATGAGGCTAAGAATGTAACCCGCGATCCTACTACAGGATCTCTTTCACCTATTGGTGTAGTAGTTAATCACGTTTACGATAATACTCGTTATTATGCCTATTTTGCAAATCAGCTTGATGCATTTGATTACACTGCTGCTGAATGGGACGCTATTGGTTATACTGCTCGCCATTTCGATCTAGTTCTTGGGTATTCTCCTGCGACTACTCAAGCACTAGATACCGTTCCGTCTACTGTTACTCCTAGCTAAGGGTTTATCATGGGTGCTTCTAGTCTTACTGCTACTACTCTTCTTCCTCTGTTTGAGGATACAGATAAGCCTAGTTGGTTGGGCGATGTCAATAACGCTATGCGTAAGATTGACGCTGCTTTTGCTGAAAAGGAAGCGGAGATTAATACGCTTACTGCTCAGCTTAACGTTCAGACTGCTAGGATTACTGCTCTTGCTGCTGCTACGGGTCATGCGGGGATTTAATTATGGGATCTTCTTCTCTTACTCCTATTCTCGGTCTTCCTCAGTTCGGGGATAACGATAAGCCTACTTGGCGAGGCGATATCAATAGTGCATTTCAAATTATTGATGAGTCTATTAGTGGCAAGGCTGATAAGGCTACTATTGACTATTACGTCGCAGATTATAATGGTGTGGGTGATGGTGTCACTGATGACACTCCACATATTCAGGCTGCTATTGATGATGCTGAATCACATGGTGGCGGAATCGTTCACCTTATGCGAGGTAAGACTCACCTAATTAATGGTGAAGTTTTCGTCAAGAATAACGTCCTGCTTATGGGTGACGTTGCTAACTACAACGGTAACACTGGTGCTAGCAACACTCCTTCAATTAAGTATGGAACAGCTAATTCACGAATTCGTGTAGGTGCATTTGCAGGACGTTTTGGTTCAGTTAATGGTGATAATCCTAACGGACTTGATCACATCTATATTGATTGCAATAACCAGGGTCCTGTTGCAATTAACGATGGTGCTCTTTATGTTCAGGGTACCGGGCTAATTCTTAATGCACTTCATGTCAGCAATGCTGCTGGTACTGGTGTCTATTTTGATGCAGCCCAAAATAGCCAGTTTAATAGTGTTGATGTTCAGCACTGTGCTAGAGGTATTGTGTTGGATAACGGATCAGGTGGACTGATCTTTATTCGATGCGAAATTTCCGACAATATGACTGGCATTCTTTCTACCGATAATCAGTCAATGGCTAACGCCTATCCTTACGGTAGTGCTCACGTCGTATTTGAGCATTGTATTGTTGAAAACTATCGCGTTGTTGATATTGAAGTTGATATTCAGGCTGGTGTCATCCAGTTTACTTCTTGCGGATTTAGTAATAATGTTGGTGCTACTCCACCAACTTCTGGGACACTTGTTAAGATCAGCAACCCTATCTATACTGGAATTTCTACTTTCGCCGTTTTCGATAGCTGTCTTTTTGTTTCTGAAGCTGGTGAATCTTGCCTTACTGTTGAGGGTAATAACGTCTTTTATATGTATGGACGTACTCAATTGCAGGGTAGTTTTGATGCTGCTGTTAATACCACTGCGTTTATTCAAGATGGTGGTACTGGTCTTGGTAAAATTGATGGTGATATTTATCAGCTGCAAATTGATAAGTTTGTTGACGTAAAGAATGGTGGTAGCGTATTTAACTGGTTTACCACTAAGAGTTCTCCTGATGAATATGCTATTGATTCTACACTAAACCAGTTTGCCATCTTTATTCGTGAAGTTGGTGAAGCTGGTATTCGTGCAGCTATCGCATCTGATGGATCATACAATTTTTATGATGGTACTGATTATAATCAGAAAGCTTCTATTAGTCTCCTTGGAACACTTAAGACACTCTATTACAATCTTGCTGGGCACATTCTGCAGGGTCCCGTTGAATTTGACAATACAGTTTTGTTTGACGATGCTATTCATGCACTGTCTACTGTGACTGTTGATGGTGCTACCATTCTTAATGGTAATACTAGTATGGGTGCACCTGATACACACCCTACTGAAGTTAAGGGTGCACTTTCTGTTGATCAGACTCTCACTGTGACAGGAAGTAGCACACTTACTGGTGACACTCTTGCACATCATGTTGATGTTCAGGATAATCTTACTATTTCTGGTAAAGTTGAACGTTATGGTGGCATTGTTTATGGTGTAGGTGCTAACATTGTTGCTGACTGTGATAAGCAGTCACACGTATTTGTTGTTCTTGTAGGAACTGGTACTGTTACGGGTCTTACTATTAACAACGCTGTTGATGGTACTAGGTTGCGAGTCACATACTTTAGTGAAGATGCTAATACGTATAATGTTTTCTGGCCTGCTGGTGCCGGTGCTGCTGCAGGTAAAACTCTTCCTGTTTCCATTAATGCATCTGGTGTTTATTCAGTTGATTTCCTTAATGTTGGTGGCAACTGGTTTGAAATGGGTCGTAACTTCTAATGACATGGGATGATACGGCATATAAGTACACAATTCATGCGTTAGGTGCTGTTGAAGCATCTATGGATTATGGTGCCGTTAATCCTAACGATGTTATTTCAGTGGGGTTGTTACAGTGGTACGCACAGAGAGCAGCTAATGTTTTAGCTCAAATGCGTACCACTAACCCTACTGTTTGGTCTAATATTGCACCTTCTCTTGAAGCTAGTATGGCTGCACATGGTCCAACTGATTCTTATTGGAGTAATCGTTATGTTACTCTAGAAGAAATCAATTCACTACACACTGTGCTACGTGATACGGCTAATATTACAATTCAAGATGCACAAGCTCAAACAGATATTGATAACGATTACCTACCTGCTGGTGCAGCTGTTGGAATTGATAAAGATGCTAACCCAGAAACTATGGCATTCTTTATCAATATCTATAACCGGAATCCTACTGGTGCAAGACGTATTGTAGGTAATTGTGGTGGTGATGCGAGTCTAGATAGAATCTATTCATACACTATTAACGATCAAACTGAATCAAGTTTTAAAACTCGTTATTCAGAAGCTAAATCAATCATTGCTGCACATGATATTACAGGTGTTGGATCAGGTATTACTGGGGGAGGTGGTGGAACTCCTCCACCCACTACTGGTGGTAATGGTGGAGGAGGAAGTAACGGAACACCTCCTACAGGTAACGCTGGTTTTATTCAACAAAGGGGTAGTCAGCTAGTTCTATTTAATAAAGATAAAACTAAGCAAATATTTCAGAAAACAGGTACTGACACTTGGATTGCAAGTTTTGATACAAATGTTGGTACAACACCTGCTCCTCCACCTGTTAGTGGCACTCCTACACCACCTGCTGGAGGAACTACTCCACAGGGTATCACTGATCTTATTGCCTGGGAATTAACAAAAATAGGATTCTTTGCATATTCTGAAGGTGCTGGAAGGCTTAATCCTCCTGCTAGTGGATACACTGATTGCTCAGGTCTTCATTATTGGGCATATAAAACCTATGCAGCTACCTATATTGGTACTTGGACAGGAGAACAAATAACTAAAGGAAGACTTATCACTAAAGATCCTACTATTGCAAAAGATGAAAGTAAACTTGCTTTAGGAGATATGTTTTTCTTTAGATGGGGAAGCAATTCACCATCTAGTTACGATCATGCTGAATTGTATAAAGGCAATAATGAAATGATTAGTCATGGGGGTCCTGGTAATGGACCCCATCTTTTTTCTATTGCTAGTCAAGTTGATGAAGCAATTAATGGTGGCGGAAGCATTGAAGTAAGGAGGTACCTACCGTGAGCACAAAGCAAAAGAATAAACTAGAGTATTATGATTTGGCTTCATTGCTTTCGCGTAATGGTGCCTATAATTTTCTAGTTGGTGCTCGTGGTTTGGGTAAGACTTACTCAGCTAAGAAACGAGCTATTACGGATTTTCTTAAGAATGGTAATCAGTTCATCTATTTACGTAGATATGACACTGAACTTAGAGTAGCTAAACACACTCTATTTACTGATCTTACTGATGAATTTCCTGATTACGAATTTCAGGCTTCTGGTGATAGTTTGAAGTTGCGTAAGAAATCGAAAGAAGAAAAGAATAGTAATAAGTGGATGACTTGTGGATACGCTATTCCTCTTTCTAAAGCTCAGCAAAAGAAATCTGTATCGTATCATAATGTGACACTTATTATCTTTGATGAGTTTATTATTGAAAAAGGTGCTGTTCGCTATTTACCTAGTGAAGCAAAACTATTCAATGATTTTTATAGCACTGTTGATCGCTATCAAGACAAAACTAAAGTGCTGTTTCTTGCTAACAGTATTAGCATTATGAATCCGTATTTTCTTGAGTACGATATTAAGCCTGCTCCTGGCAAAGAATGGATAAAGAAATACAACGGCTTTATTATCGCTCATTTTCCTACTGCTGACGCCTTTGCTAACTCTGTATTTCAAACTCGTTTTGGTCAGTTTATTAAGGGAACTGAATACGCAGATTATGCTGTTGGTTCAGTATTTACTGATAATAGTGATGCTCTCATCAAATCCAAATCATCTAATGCAGATTATATCTGCACCTTAATTACAGATGGTGGAACGTTTACTGTTTGGGTTGATTGGTCAGATGCTAGCACTTTCTATATTCAGCAGAAAAGACCAAAACTAGAGCAGATTTGGGTAATGCGTCCAGAAGAAATGGCAGAAGGGAGAATATTAGTGGATTACACAAATCCTGTACTTGCTAGACTTAGAAGTGCATATGCTAACGGTAAAGCGTGGTTTGATATTGCGCAATCTCGTAACGCATTTGCTGGGATTTATAAAAGGTGATACATGAAGCCAGATACAATCACCGCTATTATCGTAGCGTTTTTCACTGTACTAGTCATTGGAGGTAGCGTAGTTGCTGTTCTTCGTTCTTCCGTTCTTAAGCAAAATAATAAAGATTTGATCGAACGTGTAGATATTCTAGAGCGAGCTAAAATCAATAATGAAGCTACCATTAAAGCTCATGAAGCTAAAATTAGTGCTCTAGAAACTACGGTAACGGGTCGTGATCTTCTTTCACAGCTAATGGAACTCGGAAGAACTAACGAAGAACGGATAAAACAAAGCAATGAAATCGCGCAAAGAATCCTTGATGAATTCATCCTTAGAAATAGGAGACCCCACCCATCGTAAATATGATTATAAAGAAATAGGTATGGCATTACTTGCTATCACTGTTTTAGGGTTAGCTGCTGCACTAGCTTTTATCCTTCTTACACAGCAAAGTAATGCTAGCAACCTAAAAGATATCAAGCAATCAAATGATATTCTTATTGATTGCACTACTCCTAAACATGCTTGCTATGAACGTGGGCAGGCTACTACGGGTAAAGCTATTAAACAACTTAATGACTTTCAGAAACAAACAATTATTATTGCAGCACATTGTACTGCTATTGGTAATTACAGTGTTTCTGCTATTTCTAATTGCGTCAATAGAACCCTCAAACAGATTGGTCAATAGTGACAACAGCAGGTGAACCCCCAGTAACACAAGTAGATGGATTGCCACTAACGGCAGTAGCACCTACAACACAACCCCCAGTAAAGATTCCACCACTTCGTCCATCTCCTAGGCACGCAGCGGCACCAGCACCAGGGCCAGCACCTGAGCCGGTAGCAGTGTCAGCAAATCCCCCGACACAAACTCAATTTCCTGGGAGAGCAGTAGCGCGAACAACTATTGCAACACTTATCACAGCAATAACCATACTAAATACAGTAGTTCCTGCAGTAGTAAGCGCAAGCCCTAGCACATTTGTCTGGTTGAATACATTTGCAGTAATTATCGCATCAATTAGTGGTATTATTACTCGCATTATGGCAATTCCACAAGTAGATGAATTGCTACGAGCAATAAATCTATCAGCAAGTAAGTGAATAACTGAACAATTAGATAAGCAAATAAGAAAGCCCTTACCATCACGAGTGGTAAGGGCTTTCTTATTTGATTAGCTAGGTGAGAATCTTTTCATTGTCCCTTAACTAGCCAATCACTTTAATAGTCAGGATGATTCCTTAATAGTTGACCACAATCAGGACACTTACCCATACAATCATAATCAAAATGATGTTTCCATGCCCTATCACTATCGGCATTAAGTTTTGCGCTACATCCCTCACGAGCACAGTCAATATATTGTGCGGGAGGCTCAATTACTTGAACGATTGCGAGCGCACGATCATCCGCAATATTTTGAATCATAACATTTGCAACAGTTATAGCGGTATCAAGTTCAATAGGTGGAGTAAGAACAGCGATAACCTTTCCGTTAAAATCCGTGAGCTTAACTTCCCACATATCCAATCGCATTACCTCAGTCATTATCGCACCACAATCCACGGAAACCACATTCCGAATAGAAATGCACTAGCACCAACAATATAAAGATATTTATTTTTCACAAGGCTCACCTTTATGAACTTTATTAGCCCTAAGATGTTTAAAGTAAGCATCCACGGTAGTAAGAGCGGGCCATGTTTCACCACACTTTTTACATTTCCAGGTAAGATTAGGCATTATTTGCCTCAGCCACTATGAGCTTTTGTCCCAGGCCGGTACCTAGTCCAATACCATAACGCTCAAAACAATCTTCACACATATTAGCCCACGGACCATGTGTAGTTTTACCATCGTAATTAGCGGGAACATCCGTAACATTCAATTCATATTTATGAATATCACAATTAGGCAGCGAAGCAACGATTGCAGTAGTAGCCATTACAATACCTCCGCCTTGAAAGCATTAGCGGTTCTAGCAGCAGTCATCAAAACCGTAGCCAATACCGGATCATTAACTAGCCAACTACCAATTGTTTGAATTGGCTTATTATCTTTATAAACACTAACAAGCATTCTAACATCGTGGTTAAGATCGAAATACGTAACGCTACGTATTTCAACACCATTAATTTCCATCAATACCTCCCCAGATATTGTGACTACTATTTGTAATCGTGTGCCGTTAGGAATCGAACCTAACTAAAACCATTAGCACTTCCTAGAGTGGGAGGACCATTCCCCACTTCAATGGTCCTCCCACTAACTAGGAGATTAGGCAGGCTGAGCAGTAGTGCGAGTGCGAGTGATCTTATCTCGCGCGATAAAGGTAACGGTAGCCTTACCCTTTTCGACGGCGACATGCTTACGAATACTGACACCCGCGTCACGTCCCGCAGACTGGACCGCGTAGACGAGATTATCCACGGCCTTACGCTCTTCCTCATTCTTGCAAGAAAGAACCGCACTACGCGCCTCGCCAGTGTCGATCATTTCCTTAACCAGACCGGCATACTCATTAGCCGCCTTGTTACGGGTAGCCGTCGGGAATGCAGCAGCCTTGCCAAATTCGATACCCATGAGAGTACCTTTCTATTTAGTTCTACTAGCGATTTGCTAGTCCGTGAGCGATTAGGACTCGCACCTAATTGTCTGCTAGTCGCTCGATTCTCTGCCGTACAATGTCCAGCTTAGACGCCGTGAGCGCCATAGGCAAGACTTTTATAGAATTATTTAGGATACTTCAGCACACGCGGCAGCAAGCTCAAAAGCAAATTCAATTTCTCGTGCCATTGCTGGTGTAAGATTGAAAACAACCGTTTTCATACCAGTCATAGTGATCTCAACAGTAATTACTCGCTTCTCTTGTGTAACGAGAATTGCACCATTAGGCACATTAGCAGAGCTGAAATTTACCGTTTTCTTCATTTCTCTCTCTTCTCTGTAGTTGTTGTTTTCTTTTCTCTCTTCGCTCTCTCTGTAAGTACAACATTACTCACGAAAGCTGATAAGAGCATGAGAATAGAGGGTTATTAGGTCACGGCTTC